CAGAGATGCTGAGCAAGCATCTCCGCTGGGTTGTGGCCTACAGGCCGATAGCAATCGCTATCTGCTCCAACCACCCCTCGTAGCTCTTGGAAGAGATACGACCAGACCATACTGTTGGAGTATGGCACGTTTCGCGAAATGTCTTAACAGACGCGTAGCGAGGCGTGTATTTCACGCTGTGCATACGAGAGCTGGTAAGAAGATCGTCGCTTTCTATGTAACCCCCTAGAGCACATGCTAACTTAAAACCGGGATCCACGTTCACAACGCGTGAAATCGGTCTAAAGCGCATGGCTTTGTAAGACGGTGAATATGTACCAATCTGGAAGCCAGCGTCAGCTGACTCCCAAAGAGGCACTTTGTTCAAAGCCTTACGAGGGATACAAGAGGCCAAATAGTCTATTGAATCTAACGGTACTTGATGTATCGCTGACCAATTGGCTAGTTGGTTTAGAGCAATAATCTTCCCTTGCGTGGTGGTTAGGTCTTTGATATAACAAGGAGTTACATCATAGCCCTGGAAATAATCCCCACCACATGACTCCCTGAAGTACCCAACCGAAAAACTCTTTTCGAGGTTAACGACTAGGCCCACTTGAGTTAGTAACTCGACAAGCTTAGAATACAGTGACTTCGAGATGATAATATCATCACCGAAAACACCATTCCTAGACCAGTCAACCCAAAGGTTTCTGGATCCTAAGAATACTCGGTTAAGAGCGTAGACCAAGGATGTCAACAGCAACGTCATTAGGGTAAAGGTGTAACCGTTACCCATAGTTGACATGCTGTGGATAGTTACTTCTCCAACCCCAGGGACGGATGCTACCTCACTTCTAATCGAAGTAAGGAAAGCATACCATTCCGGAGGCAACAGCTGTTCACACAGTTGCGGAGTGATTAAGTCAGATGCGGATTCCAGGTCAATAGTGACTAAGGAATCGCCAGAGTCTCCAACGATACTACCAAGACGCGCAAGCGCCTTGTTCTTATCTTGTTGATTCTTAACATCTAACCCTGCGAAACGCAAAGCTTCAGCAATGAAGTTTCCAGCAGCAAGCTGGCAGCACATATTAAGTACTGGCTCTTTCGCAATCACTCTAGAGATCTCGGGCGTCTTAGGGACACACGC